TACCCAATCCAAGTTTATGGATCAGGAATACAACCTGTTGCAGGTGTGATTACAAGTATTGATAGTCATGATTCCGATATAGTCGGTATCAGCACCTTTGATGTGGACAATATATACTATGTCTCTGCTATATCTTGGGATGGTAGTTCTAGAACAGGTGTTATTACATGTAATATACACTCTGGAACTGATGTAAGTGGACTGGTTGGTGTTGGTTCAACACTGCATCCTGCAGCAAGATTAACATGGGGAAAATTCTCTGGAGCGTTAAGAAGCGTTGCATATCCTCTTGGTATATCTGTCAAAGGTTTGAATTACAATCAAGACCTAGACGAATGGCCAACCGCCAAGCGTATGAACATTGGGTTGCGTAATACTGGAGCACTCAATAAAACCTTATAAATATCAAAATAGTAAGACCCTTTTTATAGAATATTGCAATGGCAGCAATTATAACCGATCAATTTAGGATTATCAACGCTAACAACTTTATGAAAGATGTTACTAGCGGTGATAACTCTTACTATGCTTTTCTTGGATTAGCAAATCCTACAGTATCGGGATTCGGACGCACAGATACTTGGAATAGCACAACTATTCAACCGCCATCACCTGTAGATAGTATTAACTATAATAACCATGTATATGATACTATGCTTTTTGGAAGGAAAGTATTTCCTGGTGATGTAAGAAGATTAATTAGAAAAGTAAGTTGGACTAAAGGTACATCATACGACATGTATCGTCATGATTATAGCACAACTAATCGTTCTTTGGTATCTAACTCTAGTAGATTATATTCAGCAAATTATTATGTTATGAATAAAGACTTTAGAGTCTATGTTTGTATCAATAATGGATCTGCGGGTATAACTACGATTGCTAGTGCGTCATTAGATGAACCAGGTTTTACAGATTTGGAACCATCTGCTGCAGGTGTAAGTGGTGATGGTTATCTCTGGAAGTATATGTTTACAGTTCCTCCTGCGGATATTGTAAAATTTGACTCTACTGAATATGTTGCTGTTCCTAACGATTGGGAAACAACTATTGATGCAGATGTAAAGGTTGTTAGAGATAATGGTGACTCAACTGTTAATAATAATCAAATTAAGGTTGTATCTATAGATAATCCTGGCAGAGGATATAACTTCCTTTCTAGTCCTATAGAAGTTGATATATTAGGTGATGGGTCTGGAGGAAAAGTAAGAATCTTAACGAATACAAACGGTGAGATTATACAAGCACAAGTAACTCAAGGGGGACAAGGTTACAGTTATGGGCGTGTTGATCTATCTACTATTAATTCTAATGCTACGACTTTTGCAAAGTTAACACCTATTATACCACCAAGTTTAGGTCATGGGTTTAACGCATACAAAGAATTAGGAACTGATAAAGTTTTAATATACACTAGATTTGATGCATCTTCTTATGATTTTGTACCTGATACGATATTTGGTCAAGTTGGATTAGTTAGAAATCCTCAAGCAGTTGGTGCTTCTGGAACTACCTTCTTACAAACATCAGAATTTTCTGCATTAAAAGCAATCAAGTTTACAGGAGATACATCACAAACTCTTGGTATTGGTACAGTTATAGAACAAAATATAACTGGTGTAGGAACTGCTAGGGGTTATGTTGCTTCTTATGATATTGACACGCAAGTAATTAAATATTTCCAAGATAGAACATTATCATTTAACCAACAATCATATGATCAGACTGATAGTAATGATGTTGCTAATCAAACTCCAGTATTAGAATTTACATCAACTGCAAATGCTATTACTAGTACCGCATTCAGTGTTAATGTGGATACAACCTTCAGTGGCATATCTACTGTTACTCCTGCAGGTAGAACTGTTGATTTAGGAGTTCAATTTACAAATGGGATTGCCGATGCTGAGATAAATAAACGCAGCGGTGATTTAATTTATCTTGACAATAGACCCTCTATTACAAGAAATGAGCGTCAAAAAGAAGACATTAAAATCGTATTAGAGTTCTAAGAAGATGCCACAACAGACCAACCTCAACATAAGTCCTTATTACGACGACTTTGACAGAACCAAGAATTTTCATAGAGTTCTATTTAAACCAGGATTTCCTGTTCAAGCTCGTGAACTTACGACTATGCAGTCTATTCTGCAGAATCAAGTTGAACAATTTGGTAGTCATATATTTAAAGAAGGATCTGTCGTAGTACCTGGCGGTATTACTTTTGATCCAGAATATTTTGCAGTACAGTTAGACGGAACTCATTTAGGAACTGATGTTGAAGTATATCTAGGTGCACTTAAAGGTAAAAAGATAAAGGGTCAAAGTTCTGGTGTAGTAGCAAAGGTAATTAATTGTATAACTGCATCAGCATCTAATAACAATAATCCAACACTATATGTAAAGTATATCTCACCAGGTCCTAGTGGATCTTTTGATTTCTTCGATAACTCAGAATTACTTATATTAGAGGATTCAGTAACTTATGGTAATACAACATTAAATTTAGGATCTTCTATAGCATCAACTATTACTGTGGATGCATGCCTAACAGGATCAGCAGCAAGCATAGCAAGTGGTGTTTATTTTGTAAGAGGTAGTTTTGTTAGAGTTAACGAACAGACACTTATATTAGATCAATATACAAATGATAGCACATACAGAGTAGGTTTGCAAGTTGTTGAGACTGAGGTTGCTGCAAAAGAAGATAACTCTCTATATGATAATGCAAAAGGATTTTCTAACTTTGCTGCACCAGGCGCTGACAGATTAAAGATAGAATTAATTCTTGCTAAAAAACCAATAACTGATTTTGATGATACTGATTTTATAGAAGTTGTTAGAGTCAGAGAAGGAACTATTGAGAAAGAAAATAATAACAACTCACAATATAATTTAATTTTAGATTATCTTGCAAAAAGAACACATGATGAATCTGGAGATTATGCACTAAAACCATTCATAGTTGATGTACAAGAAAGTTTAAATGATCGTCAAGGAAGTGGTGGTGTTTATTTTGAAAATGAAGTTACAAGAGAAGGAAGAGAACCAAATGATGATATAACTGCTGTTAAAATATCACCAGGTACTGCGTATGTAAGGGGATATGAATTTTCTACACAAGGAGAGATAATTGACTGTCCTAAAGCAAGATTTTTAACAGAAGAATTTATTGAGCAGTCATTTACATTTAGATTAGGAAACAAACTTATAGTACAGGATGTCAATGGTAATCCTACACAGGGATCTACAATTGATTTGCAAAGTGGTATTAGTAGTTCTATAATTGGATCTGCAAAAGTATATAATTTTGCATTGTCAGATGCAAAGTATAAAGATAATTCAACTGAGTTTGATTTACATTTATTTGATGTACAATTATTCAATACTATAGAATTAAGCGACAATACTACATGGCCAAAATCAGTTACTCTTGAAGGTGCTGAGAGTGGTGCTAGAGGTATCACTGTTGCTGCAGGAACAGCTAGTAGTTCTGTAACAGTACAAAATGTATCTGGTAGATTTTTAGATGGAGAGCAAATTATATTTACTAATGACTACAATCTAACAAGATCTGCAGACAAAGTAATTAGATATGATATTAACAATGTAGAGAATCTATCACAAACTGGATTCTATGCTAAGAAAAAATTATTTAATGTTCTACCTGTAGGATTTGATAAGACTGATCCTGTACAGATTGCCACTAACGGAACTGTCACATGTCCTGGCAAAACATTTGAAGTATTCAAACCTAATCAGATTATAACATATACAGTACCTGCTGCATCTTTACCTAGTCGTAATGTTGTAACTGAAGTTGCTGCAGATGGCAGCACTATGAAACTAGCTGCACTAACATCAGTTCCACAAATATATGATGGATCTTTACCTAGCAGCACATACACAGGTGCAATATTCTTAGGTCAACAACAGTTATCTAAAGAAGATAATTCTGGTTTATATCTACCACTTCCTAAAGCACCTATTGGTGAAGTAGATCTTACTGACGCAGAATTATTATTAAGTGATCAGGTAACAAATGAATCAACAGATGCTAATGGAGTATTAGTTGTAAACACTAGTGCTTTAAGTCTTAATGATGTTACTTTTGTAGCATTTGACCAAGAGAGATATCAAGTAACTTATAGTGATGGAACAATTGCAACTATAGACGATTCTCAAGTTGTCATAACAAGTGACACATTAACAATTAATAATTTACAATTCTCAGAGACTGGTATAGAAGTTAATGTAACTGTTGTTAAAAGTAATATTAGAAGTAAAGTAAAAGAATTTAAGAAGAGTCAGTCAGTATCTATAACAAGATCTTCTAATGCTGCATCTGGTTCTAATTCTAATATTAGTCTTAACGATGGATTAACAAATTCAGCATTATATGGTTTAAGAGTACAAGATGCTGATATATCATTAAATTGTCCTGATGCTGTAAATGTAGTTTGTATCTATGAATCATTAGATGCAAATGCTCCAATATTTGATAAGTTAGCATTTACATCAACTGATCCTATTTTCCAAAATGCTATTGTTGGTGAAAATATAATTGGTGAGACATCAAATGCTGTTGCTAGAATTGTAGAAGTTGATGCAGGAAATAGTAATATTAGTATTGTATATCAAACTCTTGATAAATTCACTCTCCTTGAAAATTTAACATTTAGTGAATCTAATTCTACTGCAGTTTTACAAAATATTATCAATGGTAAGTTTAAAGATATTACCGATAGTTATGTTTTAGATAAAGGTCAGAAAGAACAATATTATGGATATTCCTTTATATCAAGACTCAATGACAATTACATACCAACAAAACAAATTACAGTTATATTTGATAAGTATGACATTCCAGCTACAGATACTGGAGATGTATTTACTGTTGCTAGTTATGATCCAGAAAGATTTACTAAAGATGTACCTGAGATTGGCATAGGTTTGAAGAGAGCAACTGACACTCTTGATTTTAGACCAAGAGTTGCTGCATATGATCCTTCAACTGCAATATACAGTCCATTTGACCCTTGGAATAGAGAGGGTATTCTTAGCACTGCAAGAACATTAACACCAAACGAATCTTCTAAATTTAAGTTTAAACACTATCTTGCCAGAATGGATAAGTTAGTTCTTAAACCTAGTGATGGTATGGTATTACTTCAAGGTGTTGATCAAGAAGTTCCTCAACCACCTGCTGATCAACCAGATGCTATGACAATAGCAACTATTGTTTGGCCACCATATACATTTGATGTTGAAGATGTACAAATATTCTTAGTTGATAATCGTAGATACACAATGCGTGACATTGGTGTAATTGAAGATAGAGTGCAGCATCTAGAAAATGTTACAACACTATCTTTCTTAGAACAAAAAATTGAGAATTTACAAATTAAAGATGCCGATGGACTTGATAGATTTAAGAGTGGATTCTTTGCAGACTCATTTAAGAGTAGAGATTTAACTGATCCTGCATCACCTGTTGATATTGATATTAAGAAAGGCATGATGATGCCATTAAAAGATTTCAATTCAATAGATGTTAATCCAGTACCATCATCAGAAGTTCCTCCTGAGCAATTAGATAATGAAGTAGACTATGCCTTATTAGATGAGAATACTCAGAAAACTGGTAGAATGGTTTCTCTTAAGTATGAAGAAGTACCAATGGTTGAACAAACTTTTGCTACTAGAGTAGAAAACTTAAACCCATTCTTAGTCCACGATTATACAGGTACATTAAAATTAAATCCTACAAGTGATAACTGGATCAACACTGTAAACACAACAGGAGTAACAAAAAATAAAACTATTAGAAGACAAAATGTAGACACTAGAGTTAGTCTAACAGAAATAAATGGTGGATTTGGTGAAGATGCATTATCATTAACTTCTAGAGACAGTGTTCAAAAAGTAGAGAGAGATGATATTACATCAGAAAATACTTTTATAGAAAGTGAAACATTTGATCCTTTTATAAGATCAAGAAATATAGAATATAGAGCAAGTGGATTAAGACCAAACTCCAGATACTATCAATTCTTTGATGATCAAGGAAATGTAGATGTTGTTCCTAAAATTATAGGTGTTGATAATGTTGTTGGTGCGTTCAGTGTCGGAGAAACAATTACAGCATTAGTCAATGGTGAGACATATCGTTTTAGACTCTGCAGACCAGATCATAAAAAAGGACCTTTCGCTGCTCCTACAAAAACATATCAAACAAATC